CTCACAAGATATCAACCTGATCTGTGAGCTTCTCCAGGATAAGGTCTAGGACTGCTTGGAGTTGGGCGTTAGTGATTACGCCTGAGCGTTCTAATTCGATTAGAGCATCAGAGGTTCTAGTGGCTTCGGCTCTCTGGCCTTCGCTTCTTCCTGCCTTGTAATCTCGGCTAAAGATGTTGATAGCGTTCACTCTTGAACACTTGCAGTCCTCTTGACAGTTATTGCAGCTCACTCTGGCCTGCCTTTCTTGACACCTTCAGCGAACTTCTTTAGGTGAATAAGCAAAGTATCAATAGAGTCCCTAGCACCTAGATCATAAGCATCTTTAGGGTTCTCTGGCAGTTGTAGTTTGCGGTAACTCTCTACGATGGAGATTACTGCTTCGATAGCGTTATCGCGTGAGCTGTGAACAGCGTTCACGATTGCATCAGTTGTGGCATTTGTTTCAGTCATTTGTTTGTCCCTTCGCAGACACTAGTTGTTTTGTTGATTCCTTGTTGCTGATATTGCACTTTGTAGCAGTTATTTCCGTTGAACTCGAAAGCACAGAAGATAGCAGTCATAATGACCGCTAAAGCGATAAGCAGAATATAGTTCCTCATATTGCAGCAGTCTCATTCGATAAGTCATCCTTGAGATAAAGCACCTCAAGAGAAGTGCAGTGAACAAAGACAAGTTTGCCGGTTGCCCCACAGTGGCGGATAACATTCTGATCTAAGAGCAGGTTGATTAGCCTGGAGCGTTCTTCAGTAGCACCTTCAGCCCGTAGTTTTTGAGCTTGAGAATACTCGGCGAAAGCATCATCAGAAGAATCCTTATATCTGGTCATTTATTTTTTCCTTTTTTATTTGAGCTATTAGAACGTCAAAGTAACGCAAATTATCGCCATTCAGAGTTTGAAATATTTCGAGCTGTGCAATAATTCGTTCTCGTTCGCGTTCTTCACCCTGTCGGCGATAGAACTCACGCACAGTTTCAGCATTATTTGTCGGCACGATATTTGGCCTTCCAGTATTCGGCTTCTTCAGTCATAAGTTCACTCAAGCGTTTAGTGCCCTTGACCTTCAAATAAGTTTCAGAGTATTCTTCATCAACTTTGCCTAGCCATCCAGCAAGAATGAAACTCATTGAACCCAACAGGTTTAGTTTGAGTTTTAGCAGCAGGCTATTTGAGCCTTGAGAATGTTTAGAGCCCATTTACCCACAACCCAACCTGAGCGAGAACCCACAGAGCAGGATAGAACAACAAGAAGCAACTAAGGATAATCAAGAAATCTTTCACTTTAGAACTCCCATCGCTTGAACAACATGAGAAACAGCTTGATTCCGTCTCAACATGCCTGCATCGGCATAAGCGTTTACAGCATCATCCCAAGCCTCATAGAGATCTGAATGATTGAGGAAATCTTTACCTGTATTTATCCAGGCACGATAGGCAGTTACAGCTAGAAGAAATAGATCCTCAGTCATTATGCGTTCTCCAATTCTCTCTCAACTGCATAAAGAGCAGTTGAAAGTCCATACTGTCTGCCCTTGAAATACTCAATGCGAGCAAGGATTCTGCTTGGAACATCAGTAACGTCTAAACCGCGTTGGATGGCTTTGTTTAGATCTACTAGATATTGTTCTTCAGCTGCTAGGTCAGTTGCATTTGCTTCCAACTGGGCTTTTAGTGTTGTGATAACTGCGTTCATTTGCTTTGTCCTTTGTTTGTCCGTATCAACCTTTTGGCTGATAACTCAAGTATAGGCTCAAATAGTCGCTCAAGCAAAGCATTTAGGAAGTGTTTTTAGATAAACATTTGGTAACAAAATCAGGGGTAATTTGAGATAGTAACTGCCACGCCTGACTCACCTGTCGCATACTTCTTAGACACCTCAAGCCGAACAACCTGCGAATCATCACCCCAAACCCCACCAAAGCCAATAGCATCCAACAAGCTACGAGATAACTTATCTAGATCAGGGGGAACAGTTGGATAAGGCCTAGTCACAGTCCGCTTACGCGTCAAATAGAACACCGCTTCAACCTTGACAGCCCCATCAAACTTAGAATCATCCCCAGACTCAATTATGGCCAGTCTTACAGCATCGGCAACTGCTTTCCTCCAGGCAGGCAGTTTAGGACTCGACTCAATTATCAAAGGAATCTTCGCCCCTGAAGCAGTAGTTCTCTGACCCACATACTTCTTGCTTCCTTGAGGTGCAGGGTCAGTGCCAAAGACAGTGAAACTAAAACTATTTCTTGGCATAGTAATTCACCAAGACAACAAGATACAAGAAAGCCCCTATGACTGCGTTTAGCAGTGATAAGGGCTGACTTGTAAACATGGAGTTTGTTAGGAATAGGCTACCCAAAATGAAACCTATTCCCCATGAAGGCATTAGAACGGAAGGTCTTCTTTTACTGCCGGTTTCGCTTCAGCAACAACAGCATTGTTAACATCCAACTTGACTTTTCTTCCTGGCTTACCAGTCTTATCCTCGAAGTCCTCAATCTTTGCTGAAAGTTGCCCTGTAACAGTAATCTCTTGATCAACTGTTAGATTGTGTGCCACAGCAAACCAGACAGTCCAAGTGCGAGTGTAATCTTCACCTGTCGCTGACTTGTAGGATTCAACAAGCGAGAGTCCTTGACTCGAAGCTCCGAATACTTTGTTTACTTTTCCTGTTACCTTGACCTGAGCCATAAGTTTCTCTTTTCTATGTTTGTTTGAATGTTGCTCAGTAAGTTTATTGGATGTCTCCGACATGTTTGGGGTTTATGCAATCAGAATGACCACAGAACCTAATACCTGGCAAAAGTAATTCGCCTGAGTCGCTTACGGGTCTAAGCTGCGAATCTAAATCGCCTAAATGTGGCATGCACCGCAACTGGCCATACTGAATAGTCTTTTGAGGTTTGGCTCGACAGCTCACACAAAGCAAATCCTTCCGTCCACGCGACTTAGTGGCAACAACCCACTTAAAACCACACTTACGACAAACAACCCGATTATCATCCACGCTCCTAGTGTAATTCTTTCACCCTGCTATACGCCCCATCAAACACCTGGTCGAAAGCACCGGTAGCACCATGGCGGTTCTTGACAACATCAAAAGTAATAAGCGACTTCATACCAAATCTAGGGTCATTTACAGGCAGACTCGAATCATTGACTTTATCTTGATCTGATTGCCTGCGAGAGAGCATGACAATAACATCGGCATCCTGCTCAATCTGGCCAGAATCACGAAGGTCGCTAGCATTCGGCTTATCATCAGGTTTGTTATCCACTCGCCTATTCAACTGAGCCAAAGCAACAATCGGAACACCCAATTCTTTGGCTAGATTCTTTAGGTCAATAGAAATCTGCGAAATCTGCTCATACTTAGGAGCACGAATATTAGCAGGCGTAATCAGCTGCAAATAATCAACCACAATAACTTTCACAGGTTGCTTCTGCATAACAGCCAAAGCATAAGCACGCAACTGAGCAACAGTCTGCCCACCACGATCACTAATAATCAACTTACTGCGAGTCTCCCGAATCAAATCATCAATCTTCTGCACCTGCAAAACAGTCAAAGCATTACGCTCAATCGTGTCAAGCGGAATATTTAGTTCCCCAGAAACTGCTCGATTCAAAAGACTACTTTTGTCCATCTCAAGCGAGAAGAACAACACTTCATCATTGCGAGCAATCTCCCAAGCCAACTGCAACCCAACCACAGTCTTACCCACTCCAGGTCTAGCACCAAACACATACAGGCCAGAAGGCTTTAGCCCAACAATCAGATTATTTAGGCGAGCAAAACAAGTCTCAACACTACGCTTAGGATTCCGAATCTCCAAAAGCATGAGAGTCAAGTCATAACGCAAATCAGGCAACTCAAAAGACTCAACCAACTGCAAACGACTAATCTCAGCCTTCACATGCTCAATCTTCGCCCCAACATCCCCACCCTGCTGCATCTCCAAAGCCAACAAAGTCAATTTCCGGTCAATACTCGCCTCAACCACACGCGAAACATAATGAGCCACATGAGACGGAACAACAGCAAAATCACACGCCGAAGTAACACGCCTACGAGCTTCAGGATTCAGTCGAGCTGTAACAGTAAAAACATCAACAGCCTTACCCTGAGCCGATAAGTCAAGAATAACTTTGAACGCTTCCTCAAACCAAGGAGCATCAAAATCAGTTGGCTCAAGGTGAACATGATCTAACACCTTCCCATGAGAGTTGAGAATGCTTCCTATAACAAGTTCCTCAAAATCAATCTCAGACATCACATTTCCCCTTCAGTGCCAGGAATATATGCCAAAACATGTTTAACCAGATTCTCGGTGTGAGCATTCTGGATTATGAAACTTTTATCACGCTCAAAAGCCTGCAACCACTCATAAACCTGCAACTTAGACAAACTTGGTCTCTGCCCCCAAATATGCTTCCCAAACACAGAATCAGGATTCGAATCAAAAACCATAAAACTCGGCTTATCTAATTTATTTAATTGTTTATCTAATGGGCGGAAGTTTTTGTCATTTTGACCGGAAGTTTCTTGCACTCTAAGCGGAAGTTTTTGTATCTCTAAAGCGGAAGTTTCTTGCACATTTTTCTCAAGGAAACTAATCAAATATAGGTTAGCTTTACCATAAGAATTACCTCGAACCCAAACAAGTTCACCCATCTTAAGAAGCCTATTCAAGCCAGCCCGAACAGCACGATCACTTATGCCACATAACTCGGCCAAGTGTTTCTGACTCGGCCAAGAGCCCTTACCAGGATTATATGTCTTAGCGATAGCCAGAAGAATCAACTTATCTGTTTTTACAGCTTGAGACTGCGACCAAACCTTATCCATCTCTTTATATCCCATTAGTTATGTCCTAGATAGTTCTTCATAGCGGTTAATGAGCATAACTGCATTTTTACTAATCCGTGAATATTACATAAAACTTCGATATTCGGCATTTCGCAAATAAGGCAATCATGGTCATTTTCATTAACGCATTTTTCCGAAGAATTATTGCGTTTTGGCAGGCAAGTATCAATTTCTACATGCAACATCTCTTTATCTGGTAAATCTAGAAAATTAAGTTTCTTTTGATTACAAGTCTTGCAAGAAGCAACAAGGTTTGAAATATCTTCAGCCAGAAACATAAACTCGGCTGGCCATGCTGAAACCGGAATAACATGATCTATTTGCCCAATAGACTTATCTAATTTTTTATTGCAATAAGCACATTTGGAATCATCTCTCCAGTAAGTCCAAAATCTAAGTTCTTTAGCTTTTGTTATTGGGGTTCTGACAGAGTGTTTTTGAGTGACAAATCTAATCTTTTGTTGATTATCTAATTTTGTTTGAACTATTCCTAATTTTTCACAAAGTTCTAATCTTTGATTGGGACTATTTGTCGAGAACCATAGCTTGATAAATCCTGACCAATTTCGCTTGATGTCAAGTTTTTGTTCTTGTTTCAGTGAGTTTAGGAAATATTGCAGATCATATTCTGATTCCCAATTATGAGTTCTTCTAGCTTCATTTATTTGTTCTTCTACCTTGACAATTTCTGATTGTCGAGTCGAGAATCTAGTTTGCATTTGTAGCCTTTCATTCGGCTACTCACTGCTAAAATGAGAATGCCGATAGTAGAAGTATCGGTTGTGGAGTCAGTTTACCTTTGGACTGGCTCCACTTTTTATTGTAGTGGCAACCTTAGCATTCTTTTTGTTGTATTCTTGCATCTCAATTTGAGCCAGCAGAGTCTCTAAAGTATCAGCATTCTTCTTCCTAGGTTTCAACCCTGCAATATGTTTCAGGTTCACACAATCAGAATGCCCACATAAACGCTCTCCAGGGCGATACAGCTCACCAGACTCAGTTAGCGGCCTAAATAACGCATCAACTTCCCCAAAGTGCGGATAACACCAAATAAGCCCCAAAACAGGATGGTGATACCGGATGTTAGTCGAAGGAACTCGAACACAATCAGCACACAAATCCCAGTCATCAACATTACGAGACTTACGCTTCTCAATAGTTGTTTTAGGAATACCTTGGCCACATTGAGCACAAGGAACATCGAGAATTCTTAGATCATCATCATTGGAAGCGTTTGTCCGAGCCATAGAAAGTATCTAAGCACATAAAACGCGGAAACAGCAACTTATTTCACAAATGACAACATAAAGTTTAGGCGAATCAACTGCTCATTAAGCCTGGAGAGAGTTTTAGCTCGAAGAATAGGGTCATCACGCAACACAACAACAAGTTCCCCTAACTCGTCAATGTGAGTGGAGAGCACTCTAATTTGTTGCAGCAACTCCAGCTGTGATTCCATCGGCCTTTCCTTTTATCTTCTCCAGAATAGCAGTGGAAGCCTTACCCTGTTTTGCTTCTAAATACAAGGAACGAAGCCCATCCAAATCATTTATGTTATTGAGTGCAGACTCCCAGTTACGGGCAGGAGTGACATCACGCTTGACCTTAGACATTTCTTCTCTAGTAGCACGCTTATCACCTGAGTAACCTGCATTCGCTAAAGCTCGACCAATAGCCGATGTTTCAGCGTTCTCAAGTGCAGAAGTCTTATTGGCCATCCCTGTTCCATCAATCTCGAAGGCAAGTCCGGTTGCTTTAGCCAGGTTCTTTTCCTGATCTGTGGAAGTCAAATAAACATAGGCTTGGACAACCCAAGTTGAAATCTGTCTATCCTGTGCCGAAGTAATGTTTCGGGTGATTAGTCTGCCATCAGGGTTGTCTTTGTAGAAGCGTGCGATACGCTCTGCGACTGTTTCATAATCAGCCAGGTTAAATTGAGCCATCTTCTTTATCTTTCTCTGTTGTTTGTTTCAGGTTTCGTTCTTTAGTTGCACAGGAATAGCAGCGAGTCCCAGTTTGAGCACCATCAATACCCAAAATTAGGGCATCAACACCCGAATAAACTAGGCCTTCAGTAGTTTCACAGCTCAGACATTTAGCCATAATCTTTACCACTCAGATTCGGTAGAGGAATCGTAATCAGAATCCTTGCGAGACAGTTTCACCCATGCGGTAGCCAAAATAGCGACAACAGGGATAATGACAACACCAAAAGCCAAAATTAGGCCAGTGTAGTAAGGCAGATCAATAGTCATTTTATTTCTTCACTTTCTTGATAGTTAGATAAGGTGCATTATTGCCACGCTGAGACAGAGAGACAACAACTTGCCCATCTATTGTCCCATTTTTCGCCCCATTTAGAGCCGAAAGAGTTCGAGACTTCATTTCTCGCAAATGTGTTTCAGCAGCATCAAAATCTGTTTGAGCGTTAATCAACTCGACACCTAGAGTGCCTAGTTCTTCATCTCTAGATTCGACACCTGGAGAGATAGCCCTAATGGTTTCATAAGTGGATTCCGAGCCATCCCAATCCGGTTGTTCATCGCTGAAGATTCTTGCCCTAAAGATTAGGACTCGCGTAAAGATTGCATCAAACTCGAAGTCATCCCATTCGACAGTGTATTCGTTGTATCTGCCTGCATTGACTACTGCGAAAACTGCTTTCTTGATACCGAAAACCCACATATACCAGATCACTTGAGCCCTGTAATGCTCTGGCACAGCATCCCAATAAGTGGCTGTGTGTTTTATCTCAAGAATGTAAGGCGAACCTGTTTCGTCATAGCAGATTGCATCAGGGTTAGCGTGAGCCCAAAGATTCTCTGGATGGGCATAAGTTCCAACTTCAACAACTTTATGGTCAGGATGTTGCTCCTCATAAAGCGTTCTAATAGCAGGCTCGACAAGTTGCCCTAACCGCATAGCAGTATTAGGTTCAAAGCTCGAAGGAAGCCTGCCTGTCTTTTGAGCCCACAAAGTAACAGCAGAAGTAAACGGAGACAACCCTAGAATTGCCCCAATTTCCGACCCCGAAATGACACCCTTTTCATCTCTAAGAGCATGCCATTCCACAGAGTTATTCTCGAAATTACCTAAGAATATTGCGGATGTCTCTAAATTGTCTTTATTGGTATTGGTCATAAGTAAACTCTAGTTATGACTGCCGACAACTTTAGATTAGATCATGCGACCATCGAACTGCATGAAGCGATTATGGATAATGGTGGAGTCGAATGCGAGCAAGTTCCCGATGTATTCTTCCCAGAAGAATGGGCTACTAGAGGGGCTATGCAATCAACAAACATGTATAACCTGGCAATACAAACTGCTAGGCAAATCTGCATGCGTTGTCCGGTTATGGATAAGTGCCTAAGAGTTGGCATGGCAGAAGATTATGGTATTTGGGGTGGAACAACACCTAAACAGCGAAGGCAAATCAAGCGTGAGCAGGAAGCCTAATCTTCATCTCTACGAATCGGGTAAGTTAGCACCCATATTGCGGTAGAAGCGATAATGCAGTAACCGATAACAGTCTTAGCAGTGCCCTCCAACACAATCCAAGCAATAAACATGCCCAGCAAAGTCCATAGTTGGCCGATAATGTCTTTCAGGAAGTTCATTCCTTATTTCTCCTTGTTTTAGTTGATCCAGTAGAACCTGCACTTGCTTGAGCAGAAGCCACAGCTTGATTAGTTGAGAATTGAGCAATCTGAGTAACGACCACAGCAGCAACAACTTCTTTTTTGGCGGTTGCTCTAACTTCGGGGCTCATGTCTGCTCCAACATTTCCCATAAAGTTCAAGGCATCAGTCAAGGCCACAATCGAAGCACCAAGCACAGGGATAGCAGCAATATTCTCTGGAACTTTCACATCATCGGCTTGAGCAGCGTTTAGCAGATTATCTAGAAGTTGCTGATGTTCTTCAGTAGGGCTTAGAACGGGCGGTAAAGGTTCGACAGGCGGTTCAGGAGTAACCACAGGCTCGGGGCTAGGAACAGGCTCCACAGGCGTTACAGGGGCTACAACAGGCACATCAGGGACAACAGGCGGTTTAGGTTCAGGAACAGGCACAACAGGCGGTTCAGGG